TCAGCACCCCCACCCTGGCGTTCTGCCAACGATGATCCGGCCAGGCTCATCACTCCCCATCCCCTCCCACGATTCGTACTTGAACAGGCCGATGTGATAAGCCTCTTCGAACTCCATCAGCCCCCAGGCCCTCGCCGCCTCGGACAGTTCCAACATGTCGACCAGGTTCTCGGCGCTGACCTCTCGGCGCCGATGGGCGGCATAGGCCATCTCATCGAGCACGGCAGCGCGCCCGTCCGGATCGGTGATCAGGGCGAACTGGTCGTTCAGCTCATCCAGCCAGGCCTGCGGTATCCCGGCCATCATTCTGCCCTGCACCACCACGACTGCGCGTACCGCACGCCGTCGATGTCCTCAACCCCATTGATGTTGATGCCGAGCTGGGCCATGCCGTTGACCTTGGCATCGTGAAGGCGCGGGATTATGTCGGGGCCAGGAGTCGGGTTGAACACCCAGGCTTGAGTCGCGACCCGGCCCAGTGGCTCACTGTGATTGTCGCCGATGTGGATGTCTGCCCGAAGTGGCTGGACCTTCCTAAGCTGATCTGACGGAATGGCTACGCCCTTGACGCGTCGCCGAACGAGGAGGAAATACATAACGCACCAATACTGTATATCTATACAGTATCGTATCCACCCAGACAGCACCTGGGCAACTGCCGGTCAGCGGTTCGACTTAATCCCATCGACCACAGCCTCACAGGCCAGCCCAGCTATTCGGCTTCGCTCAAGCGCTGCTGCGCAGCTGCCCGCCATTCGGTCAGACTCTTCAAGCAATCCCCCGAGCACCACGACGGCAGAGGTTCCTGCCTGGCGCTGCTGGGTAGCGATGGTGTCGCAGGTGGCTCGGTGGCCGTCCCGCAGTCGCTTGATTTCCCCGCGCAGCCCGCCAGCAGCAAACTCAGCATCAGCGGCGCGGCCTTGGGCCAGCTCCAGTTTCTGTCGTGCACTCTCGCCCTCCTCGTCCGCCACGGCCTGGCGGCGCCGTTCTTCGGTTCTGCTCTGAGCCGCGGCGCGCCGGTCGCGCTCGGCCACCTGCACGCGGTAGTCGGCCAGATCGCCTCGCGCTGTGCTGGCTTCGCCCTGGGCAACCACCACCCGGTACTGCTGCCCACCGGCAACCAGCACCAGAGCGATCAGCCACCAGCACCAGGTCGGTACCGCGCCGAGCCAGGTCATGCCAGCACCCCGCCGAGCTTCTGCCACTGAGCCAGCAGCTTTTCCAGGCGGTGTGGGTTCTGCCCATAGGTATTGCCCGGGAAGCTGGCCCAGATGTTCGAACACTTGGTGATCGCCTGCTCGATGCGGCCTGCCTTGATGTCGTCCAAGGCCTTGCGTTCGCGGATCTGCTGCAGGGTGATGCGGTCCTGGTTCTCCGGCGTGAATCCGCCCGCCAGGCGCAGGCTGGCCCGGTATGCATCCCAGTAACGCTCCAGCAGCTGATACCGGCCAGCGGCAGTGCTGGTGACCGGCTTGCCGTTGATGGGGAATGTCAACTTGCGCCGCGGGTGATCAGCATAGCCCTTGAACAGGCCGCCGCCATACAGCACGTTGTAGCCGTCGTCGCTGCTCCTGACGGTCGAGGTGCCTTCCGAGAATGCGATCAGATCCAGGAACCGGAGCACGTTCGCACCTCCGGCCTGGGTGTCGGTGAGTCTGGCCATGAGATTTCCTATGGGAAAAAAGAAGCCCGCGCTGGGCGGGCATAGTGACCTACAACAACTTGGGTACAAGCCGTTAGTCTGGCTTTGGATATCTATCCTTCACCGCTTGAAGTTTGGCCGCCATTTCGGTTGGGAAAACTCCCGCTTGAAACAAAGCATCAAGCTGGTCGCCAATCGAAGGATATTCACATCTTCGGAGGTCGTAATAGTTGTCAGAAAGAAACGCTCTTCCGGTTGACGTGTAACTAACTTCCGCATCTATTTCGCGAACGCCATCAGGGATTGGGTTGGTTTCCTCCATCTCACCATGCTCATTCAGAGCAATGCAATGATCCCAATCCCCGATATTGACTAGCGCACCATCCGAGTCTACATAGACCTTCATAGCTGTACCCACCCTGTGTTACCGGTGCCGGTGTCTTTGTGATAAACCTTCCCGTTGTCGGACATAGCAAATGATCCAGGAGGCGCCTGCGTCACACCTTCAGGATTGCCAACAGCGTCGTAGATCGCTTTGGACAAACCAACTCCAAGCCTTGGAGCCCTAAGAGCTCCCACCCCCTGGCTATACGAAAGCGAGATAGTCCCACCTGCCCTGCTCAGCATGGGCGCAGTGCTATCAGGGCCGAATACCAATTGGCCAGACCCGTTCACATAGCCCAGGACCACGCCATCTTCAGTCCTCGCCCACTCCAAGAGCCTTTGCGTCGCGATCCCCCGGAACGAAGTAGGCGCGGCTCTGCAGCCTCCATCCCAGTTGATGACGATGGTTGCCTTCCTTTCCGATTGATCATCAACAGGCGTCGTTACGCTGCCGACCGCGACGTGATAGCCCTCAACGGTGGTATACGGCAGAGATCCAGTAACCTTGACGAACGAAGCCATGTTGCCGCCAAGATTGATAATCTCCTTTACATGACATTGCTTAATGCTTGTGGAAATGATTGGAACGTTAGGCACACCGTCGACCAGGTTGTGCATAACGTTATCAAAACCAACCATTGCGGCCTGGCCGCTCAGGTTAACTACGCCTAACGGGGCATAGCTCGCTTCAAGATAGAGGCCGTAAAACTTGATCGCGTATCCATCTCGGATGTCGATCATGTATTGATCGCCACCTGAATATTGGGCAGTGGTGTTGAAGAAATTGATTACCGATGGCTGTCCACCCGTCTGCGGCAGCAGTATTGCCTCCTTCTCACAGCCGGTGATGTAAAGGCCATAGGTTGCAAACGCGTTGGCTTCAGATCCAATCTGGAGGCCTTGATAACAGTCCCAGATCTCTATCCCATAGAGGTTGTTGCACCACGAGTTTACGGTCAGCGCAGGTCCCGCCCCGACACCACGGATCCGAACATTTCGGAACTCGCAGGATTTGTCAGCATCCCCGCTGAGTCCGTCATTTACGATACCCCTGAGCACCAGGCCTCGGGTTGTCGAAGGGTTGCCAACGAGCTCAATATCTCGAAGCCCGATCCTTCGCTTATAGCTTGCCCCCGTTCCAATGGAAGATTGGTAGAGCGGATTGGAGTTGTACGGGTTCTCGATTACCGTTTGCCCCATCTTGCCGTTACCCGAAATCACCTGGCCATCAGCGGTAGGAGCAATCGTTATGCCTGCGTAATAATGGATGCCTTCGCACATGAAGCTGCGCCCGGAGGCGAGCGCCTTGGCGAATGCCGTGGTTGAGTCGAACGGGGCTGGCTTCGCGCCGAAGTCCTCAACGCTGAGCATTTCGCTCAGCTTGTCCTGCAGGTCTCTAGGCTCAGCCCCTTCATAGCCGGCAGTAATGCCGATCATTGAACCGCCTACGCCGGATGCAAGGGTTTGGCGAAGGACTGCATCGCCGACCGTTACGAACAAGGGTCCGTCAGCAGCCCATGAGCCCGTCGTAGTGAATGGCAGGCTAAGCGATGGGCCTGACCTCCAGTACTCACCGTCTTTCGAAAAGACCTGGTTTGCTCGCTGAATGGCCAGAGGCGAATCAGCATCATAGTCGCCGATGTATTCGTAGCCAGAAGCCAGAAGGAAGTTCTGAAAATCAAGCTCCATGCCCTTCAGAGACTTACGCGCTTTTCCTTTCCGATCAATCCAAGTCGGAGCGTCTCCATTTACCGCGCGATCGAGGTTGGCGGAGTTATCAAAAAGGTCGCGCGGATCACTGGAGCCGTTCGGCTCAACTGGGTTTCCGGTGTTGTATGGCATATTTTCTCCGGGCATGAAAAAGCCCGCTCAATGGCGGGCATGCTCGATAAAATCCGGTCAGTCCGGGAATAGGTCGTCGTAGGTGTAAACACGGGCGTCGTAGGGCATGCCCTTCATCGCCACGTTGCCATTGGCAGGATCTGAACTGGTGATCAGCACCGGGTAAGCCCAACGCCCAGCAGGACCGAACAGGATGTGAGGTGGCTCAAGCGGACCACTCACCAGCGGCGTGAAGTCGATTGCGTCGACCCTGGCGGTGTAGTCGTCCATTCGAGTAGCCACCCAAGGCCCTGAAAGCTCACCATCAAGCATCCGCAGCCCAAGCCAATGCTCACCGCCAGCACTGAAGTCCAGTGGTTCGGATGAGTGCAGATATGTCCCCGCTTCAGTGACTTGGAAGTCCAGCAGAATTGCGCTCTGGCATCGCTTCGGCGAGTCATCCGCCACTACGGCGAAGCCGAGATACCCGCTGTTCCGGCCGTCCATCTCGGTCTCCCAGGTGTAGGTATCCGTGCGAAACTTCTGGTGGCCACGCCGGCGCATACCGAACCGCCAAGCTCTGGCTTCTTCACTGAAGCCTGGCATCTTGACCTTCTCGACCTTGAGTCCCTGGTCACCCGGCCATCGGCACGGCACCGTTTCCCAGGCCCACGTCTCACGCGAGAAATACTCCACGTCCACGCCATCGAAGTCGTTGATCGACGGCATGGGTCCGCTGATCTTGATCATCCTGGTCATGTTATGCGGCGAGTAGGTCTGGGTCTTCGGCCCGTAGCGGACGCCCTCATACATCGGCCTGGCCTGATCACGCACCGGGCGCAACAGACCCCTGAAGGCAACCAACTCGCCGAACCCGCACGCCAAGGCATTGTTGATCATGTCCTTGACGGTGATCGTCGAATCAAGGGTCTCGTCATAGGTGTCGCCACGGGCAACGCAGATATTGTGGAAGGCCTGCCACTCGGCAAGATCCAGGTCTTCATCGGTGTAGCCGCGCTGCTTCAGCTGGTAGATGCACCAAGGAACAATGTCGCGCGTTGGCCCCGTACCGCCCTCCATCAGCGGCAGGATTCGGGTGGCCTCGACGCTCACCTGGCTCTCGGACTGAGCCGAAAGCCTGTCGCCGCCCCGAATTACGCAGGTCATCACAGTGATGCCCGCGTAGCTGATTGGCGAGTTCTGCATTTTCCCGCGCAGATCAGTCCAGGTCGCGTCGTCGCGTGCCTCGTCGTTTATTCGCCCTGGGCGGTCGACATACTGCTTGCGAATCCGGGCTTCAGCACGCATGGGGTACGGAAGCACAGCCCGTTCGGTGAATCCCTGGGCATCCAAAGAACCGCCTACGTTCATGACTTCGATTGGCGTGAACCCGCCAGCGACATCCATGTCCCGGTATTCGAATACGTAATAGGCCGGAATTTCGTATATCTGCCCTTCTCGACCTATGCCACATAGGCCGCTGGCATAGGTCACAGACCACTCGATTTCGGTGATCTTTTCGCCCTCTGGGCAGCAGGCGATCGGGCCACGGTAACCACCCTGCAGGTTTGAGGCGTCCAGCGTGATCAGGCCATTGACGGTCTGCATGCTGTTGAAGCCAGGCCAGGCAGTGTCGGCAGAACCCGAAGACGACAGACGCTCAACCTCCACCAAGCTGCTGCTGTAGGTTGTGATCCGGTACCGCAGCCCGCGCGGGCCGATGGTAGCCAGGCCCTGACCAAGTGCCAGCCCTACCACAGGCGAGCCGCCGTCGTAGTCCAGCGTCATCTCGGCGGGCTGCGCGGGCGTTCCCCCAGTGGTAGGCGTGCCCGTTACACCCACCGGAGCAGAACCCAGCACCGTCGAGGCGCCGGACGCCGTTATAGGCATGCCGAAGAACGGGGTGAGCTCCACGAAGCGAACTCTGCCCGACGATTGCTGAGCCTGGATCGGGACTCCGGTGAGTTGCACATTCAGCGCGGAAACCAGGCCAGCCAGGTCGGTAGTCGCGGTGTTCAGCGTCACCGGGTAATTCGTACCCGCATGCGAAATTGTGAAGCCGAGAGGCGTGACATTGAAGTCGTACCGACTTGGCGCCGCGGAGCCCGTCAGCGTCGAAGCTGAGCCTGGATCCGCTGGAACGGCAGGAACGGCGGGCGTGAAGCTGTGCACCACGTACATGCCGGCGTTTGCCCCTGCCACCTCGATCAGCATGCCTGGGCTAGGGTTCAGCATTTCCAAGGGGCCACGGATGATGTCCCGATCGGCTCCGCCGTCGACAACCTCGTAGCTGTACGGGGCCAGAGCCCGAATGATAATCCCACTGGCCCAATCTTCCGGGAACTGACCGGCGCCGGCAGGAACGCTGATCGTGTCGCCCACGAACTGATACGCCGATGCGGTGGCGGACCTTGTGAGATCCGTGGCCATGGTCAATTCGAGGCCAGATGATCCGCTCGAGCTTGCGCCAACTTCGGGGGCATTGAACCAGTTGATGTGGGCAGGATCGCTGGAAATATCAACGCCGGGCCCGTAAACGTTCACGACCGCGTCTGCGCCCAGTGAAATCAGCGGCGTCTCGCCGACCTTCCTTTTCGCGGCAGGAACGTCGTACTCACCCTCGCCGATGTAGAGCAGCATCTCCACCCGCTGGTCGCGGGGGCTGACGAAGAATCGACGTGGTTGAGACAGGTAGGCAGGGTACACCCGCTGGTGGCCGGCAATTTGCCGAACCGGATCACCCAGCTTCACCTTGTTGCCCTTGGCGCTAGCCTCCATCAAGGGGTCGCCTTGTTGCGACCCGGCATTGGACGGCATCCCCGGCATCTTCGGCATCAAAGCCTTCAGCGCCGCCTGGCCACCCTTGAATAGCGCGAAGGTGATAGAAACGGGGTCTGTACCCTTCGGCTCTCGATAGATTTGAAGCAGGTGCGATGGCTTAAATGTGACTTTGTGCCAGTCCTGCTGCTCGACCACCTCGTCATTGAGGACCACACTGATCGGGGGGCTTTCGCGACGCTCGTAAGACGGCGCCTCAGATTTCAGCCAGCTCTCGATGGTCATCTGTCGGTCAGTGGTCCAGACGCCCAACGGCGCCGTGTCACTCAGCTTGTTGGGGTAGAACTCGATCACGGTAGTAGACCACCTTGGGGTGAGCGGCTTCGAAATCGCCGGTTGTCCGGAGGCAGGCGCCGCCGGGGTTAGTGTCGATCACCTTTAACCGCCCCTCGCTCATGATGACGGTACCGACATGGGTCAGGGCGTTGCCGCGAAGAACAGCAGCAATTGCACCTGGCTCTGGAGCGCACTCTTCCATCTCTTTGCGGAGATTGCGGTAGGCCCTGGTGTTTTCTCGAATCTTGTCCTTGCCCACACTACCAAGGGACGGCAGCCACGGAAGCCCAAACACGTCATGCCGGATAGCGCGGCACAACCCCCAACAATCGAAGGCAATAGGCCCCCGTGCACCCTCGTGATATGGGGCACGCATAAATTTCTCAATCATGGTCAGACGTACTTAAGGCCAGGTGCCCGGGTGGTGGTCAGGATGGTTCGTAGACCGTTGGTGTTGAGCAGGTCATAGAATCCAGCAGTGAGCCTGGCTACGTTGCCGTCGTAGTCGCGGCTGAGCAGCGTCATGCGATAACGCTCCTGCGGGAACGAAAGGTCTTCAGCCAAATAGATGCGGACGGTGATGATGAACCGGTGGTCAGCCGCTTTCGCGGCCTCAACGACCTCCTGCACCTCTCCGGTTACGTTATCCAGACCAAGCACCAGGCTCTGGAAAGCGCTGTTGTCGTTCTTCGGCAGGGCCAGATCCATGGCCATCGCGACGAACAGCATTGTGCGGCCATCCTCGGTTGTGCAGACTCGATCCTCGTATCCCGAGCAGTAGAGGTGAGAGGTGGGGCTGCCCTCCTCACGGCCTTCAACAGTGACGACCAGCTCCCCCTTCCCCGAGGCGTAGCACTCCTCGATCAGGCTCATGCTTCAGGCCACTCCTTGTTCACGGCCAAGTCGATGATGTTCATTCCAAACCAGAGCTCTGGGAACAGCTCCCAGCCCTCCGGTATCAGCGGCTTGCGCTTCAGCATCAACCGGAACGAATATCGCCAAAATGAAAGCTGGACCAACGTCGGCCCGCTGTAGATCTGGCCAAATTGGACCTCATGCATTTCGACCGTGCCGTCGATCTGCAGCGGGCAGTTGAACCACTCAATCCCCTCATTGAGCACCCTCGAATACCAAGCCTCGAAGAACGCCTTCTGCTTCGCGTTGAAAATTAACGTCGCATTTACGTACAGAGGAACGCTGCGGTGCATGATCCTGGATCTGACACGTCCAGTTACCATGGGCGTCCTGGACACTGGGTCCTGGGTGTCAAGTGCATAGCCGTCCTGCAGCGGGATCGGCAGCTGTTTCGGATAATCGATGGAAGCCATTGATCAACTGCCTCGTCTCGTCAGCCCGTAGGCCTCTTCAATGGCTCGGGAGCGTTCGCCACCGCCCCAAATGTCTGCCACAAAAACGTCAACTTGCTCTCGACCGTCAGGAAGCGTTCGGGTCTCGACTGACCCAGCCTTATTGCGATCGCCGATCAGGTTAACGACAGTGCCGCCCCCGGCCTGCTTAGACCTAACGTCCTCAAGGGTCTTGTCCAGCTTTGCGCTGGTCGAAGCGGTCGTGACCCGCTCGCCCTTCTGCAGCAGCCACGTGCCATCTTCAGGAACAGAGTCGATGCCGTCATGCGCCATACCGGCCAAAGCAGCGCTGGCAACACCGGCCACCATGGGCGCGGTGATGCCAGCAGCCGTGGCAGCCGCGCCAGGTGCAAGGAAGGGCCCGACAATTGGGATGGCAGCAGTACTGGCGAACGCAGCCAACTGGGCCTGGAACGAAGTAGCCTGCGCATTGGCGATCAGCGTGGTAGCAGCACTAGCCTGGGTGGCTTTGCCGGCCACCAGCTGAACTGCCTGGTAAACCAACCACTGCGCAGCCATCTGGGCCAAAGCATTGATAATGCTTTTGGCCATTGTCGAAGCCACGTTAACGAACGCATCGCCCAGGCTTTCCGATTCAAGGATCATTGAGGCGATCCCATCGCCAACCGCACTGGTCATGGTGTCCAACGTGCTGGCCGTGAAGTCGGCGGCTTGCTGCTGATAATCCACCGCCGTGTCTCGGTAGTTCTCCCACGCAGAAGAAACCCCGTCCAGCCAGTTGTTCTGCGCCTCGTCCTGCCGGGCGTAGTAGTCCTGCTGGATCTCCATTCGCTCTTCAAGCGCCTGGCGAAGAAGCTCGGTTTCCTGCTTGTACAGTTCCTCGCTGATGTCACCGCCGTTGTATTGCCTCTGGAGGTCGGTCAGTTGCTTGTTGAATTCTTGCTGGATGGCAAGGTCAGCCTTCAGGCGCTCTTTGAGCTTGTCACCACTGCCAGAACCAGCAAGCTCAATCTCGAAGCCCATGCGAGCGGTTTGATTACCCTCATCCAGTGCCGCGCCGAATGACCGGGCTTTGGCCGCATCCTCGTTGGCTTGTTTGAGCTTCTGCAGGCGATCAAGCTCATCAGCCAGGCCTTTAAGCCGCTCTTGCTGCTGAGCATTGATACCCACCAGCTTTCCCGACTCGATCTCGAACTGGAGCTTGGCCACCTCAGTGGCTTTCTTCCGGGCGTCAGCACTGGTATTGATGAGCGCGATCTGTCGTTGATAGTCGGTGATCGCATCGGCGCCGCGCTTTCTTGTCGCCGATTCGGCGTTGGCAGCTGCGGTTGCGGCGCGCTTCGCTTCCTCTCCCCGCTTTTTATCAGCATCGGCAGCTGCCTCGCTTGCATCCAGCGTCTTGGCCTTGGCTATGAGAAGGTCTGCCTCGCCGTCCTTTAATCCGGTGATAAGACCTGCGCCTATTCGAGCCGAGAGCTTGTCGGCGTTCGTCTTCTTCCCAGACAGCAATATCTGCTCGTCCAGGGTCTTGGCCAGGTCGCGGTATGCCTTGGACTGCTCGATCACCGGGCCGGCGGCCAGGATCCCGTTGAGAATGTTGATCTGCTCGCCGAATGCCTCAACCTTCTGGCGTGCGGTGTCGAGTTCGCCTTGCGCTGCGATGAGGGATTCATTCCACTCCCGCTGCCGAGCATCAGTTGGATGTTCGCGCAGAAGTCGTTGGTACTGGTTGACTGCACTTTCTGCATCAATGGCGCGCAGCTGCGCATCAAGGAGGTCTTTGTTGATCTCCTGAAGTGCCGCGGCGGCCTGGTTCTTGGTGAATCCATCGAACGATTGGGTGAGTAGGTCAACCTTGTTCGTCAAGGTCGAGGCCGTCTCGTCTGCATCGTCACCACTTAGGGCGAAATAGGCCAGTGCACTAGCAGCCAGCAGCACCACTCCCGTTGGACCGCCAAGTAGTGCCATGGCCGCAGACGCACCGCGAGCTGCAACGCCAACGCTCACGATGCCAGCAGCGGCGCCTGGCGCAATGCCGGCCATTCTGGCAAGCGCCAGTTGGTAGCGTATGGCCTCAACCTGTCCAGCAGCGAACGCCAGCGTAGTGCCCACAACGCTCGCAGCGAGCCGAGTCGCTAGGATAACAGCCAGCGCAGATGCAGCCTGAGCTGTGAGGTTAATGGCCGTCTTGGCCTCCGGTGAGGAAAGAACGTCGTTCAGTGCCTCGATAGCGCTCTTGGCCGCATCGAGACTGCCCTCACCCGTGAGCAGACCTGAAACCGTGTTGCGCAGGCCATCGATTGCGCCGCCGAAAGTATCCCGGGCCGCCGCGGCTGCACCGCTGTAGGACTCTTCAAGGGAGTTAAGAATGATGCCCTGAGCGCTCGCTACATCTCCCGTGGACTCGAACGACTCCGCCAGCTTCTTCTGTTCCTCCGTGAAGCGGAAGCCTTGCTTACTTAGGGATGTGAGACCCTGCGATGGTACGTCCAGCGCACGGCCAATAGTTTCCGCAGCCTGCTGCACGGTCATGCCGGTACGCGCCGCCATGTCTGCCGCCGCCTGAAGGGCACGGGTAAATTGGTTACCGACTACGCCGGTGAAAGCCAGCAGCGCGGTCTGCGCCTGGTTGATATCGCCGCCGGAGAATGTCGTCGCCTTCTCCATGGCATCGGCCATTTCGTTCAACTGGTCGCGGTTAAAGCCGGCAGCCTCGCCCGTCGAGCGAAGCACGGCCGCCAACTGAGCCTGCTCTTTCTCCGCAGCCTGCGTCTCAGCAATGAAGGCAGTGAAGATCGCGCCCACAGAAAGACCAGCAACAGCACCAGCCACTACTTCGCCAAGGGCCTCCCAGGCAAGGGCCGCAACATCAGCTGACTCCGCGATCGCCTTGCCTGATTTGCGCGCGGACGCCTCAGCCTTATCCATTGGCCCCGTGAATCCACCGATTCTCGCAATCAGGTCGAGAGTCAAAGTTCCTAACGTGCTGGCCATTAACAATCTCCAGATACAAAAAAACCCGCTTTAAGCGGGCTTTTTTTCAATGACGTCTCTACTGACAGTTACTCAGCCAGTCATCTGAAAAACCTTCGTCTCCAGATTCAATTTTCAACGACCCTCGCACCGACTCGTATATGTATCGCCTTTTCCCCGTATACCCGCCAAAACTGTTTTTTGCGTTAACGGTTCCGCAAACGTAAATTGTTCCGTCCGCCATATAAGCTCTAGCCAACCCAAAATCTGCGCTTTCAGGATCCTTTAGATTCTGCCTGATAGCTGTCAATGCATTGGCTATTGCTCTGTTCTCTTTAGACGTTTTAGGGTCCTTCACCCCGATGAAATTGCTGCCGATTAGATACGCACCGGACACAGCCACGGAAAAAACCAGCACATACCCAACCGCTTTTCTCATTACTGCGAAGGCTGGATGAGCTTGGCAACTCGGGCAAACAGTATCTTCAACAGGGTAGAACGCAGAGCATTTCCAGCATTTTTTGGTCTTCATGACGCCTCACTCCAAGTGAACGCCAAGCAATCTACCACCGCTGCTGGAACACCAAAAACCACAACGACCCTAAACCGTCGTTCACGCCCAGCTCGCAAGCGCTTCTTCAAGAGTCATTTCAGGCTCAGGCTCATGTGGCATGAAGTCGTAGATCTTGTACTTGACCTTGTCTGAGTTCTTGTTGGCGTATAGGGTCGCCAGCAGTGCAAAGCCGCGCTCGATGCGCATGCCCAGGTTGAGCGAGCCACGCTTGTTCCGGTACGCCGCCCACCGCCTGAACTCGGGCAGGCTCACTCGCTCTCGGGATTCAGCGATGGTGCATCCGAGGGTGATGGCGAGCTCGTGCTCGAGTTCGTCGAATTCGGTGAGCTCTGAGTCTTTCCCGGGTTGTTGACCTCGCCAATCGCGGAAAGCAGTGCGACGGTCAGGTTGCCGTCGAGCGCGCCGCGATCCGGGTCTGCCTCGCCGGTGATATCACCGATCTTGAAGATCGGCTGTCCGGCTTCGTCGCAAATGCAAGAGGCAATACGGCCAGCGACCCCGTCATGCTTTCCAGCAACAGCAATGAGATCGCTCACCGCCGACTGGTAGCCGAGCAAGCGGACGTACACGGTGGCAGTGTATTCCTGGGTGCCCTGCTTCCAGGTGATGGTCTTTTCGACCGGCGCGCCGGTGAAAGCGCCTACTTCCTTGAGGTTCTGGATACTGAGTTTCATGGCCTACCCTTATGCAGTCTTGCGGATCCAGGCGGAACCGCCAGATCGCTGGATGGTTGCAGCAGTGGTGACGACGGCGTTAGCAGCGAAGTCAAACGGGAAGTCCGAGACGTAGCCGTCGAAGAGGAACCAGGTGCGGGTGGGCGGCAGAACGAAGTCGTCACCCTCGCCAAGCACTGCAGTGGCGGCTGCGCCAGTACCTCCGCCGCCGGTCAATGCGATCGTCGGCGCCGTGGTGTATCCAGCACCTGCGTTGGTGATGTTGAACCCGGTCACTTCGCCACCGGAAATAATCGCTGTAGCCGTTGCGCCGGTACCCCCGCCGCCGGTGATCGCCACGGCTGGGGCTGTGGTGTATCCGGTACCACCAGCGCCAAGACTGATCGCGGCCAACGCGCCGGAAGTGCCGACTGTAGGCGCGATGCCTTTGCCGTCAGACCAGCCCACTACCCAGCGAATGCTTTCAATCGAATCGTCCTCGGAGAGCTGATGCAGCCGAACGTGCGAGGCATTGCGCGGATCCGCGTTCAGGCTCAGGGTTGCCTGGCCTGGGGTGCGCAGGCCGCGCATGTAGCTGCGCACCGTCTCGCTCAGGCAAGTAGTTTCGATCTGGTCGGCTGGGTTGCCGCCAGGGCTGAACGCGGTAGCGCACTCGACCTCCATTACTTCGAAGATCGACGGGTTACCTGCAGTAGGCACCAGGGCGTAGACCTGGGTCCCTTGGGACAGAATCGACATGGCGTTCTCCAAATGTCGGGCAAAAGAAAACCCGCACTTGGCGGGCTTGGGTCTGGATGTGCTACTTCAGCGCGGGACTTTCCAATCAACATCAAACCCGGCGCGGTAGTTTTTGGTTACCGGGTCTCGTCCTTCGACGCCGTATCGAGTGAGGTATGCATCAAGCTCAATTGCGTCACGAATAGCGGCGCGGACGCGTCTAGCAGAAGTGCCTGTCGTGGCGTATACGTCGACCTGCAGGGTGAAGCCGTCAATATCAGGCCTGCCCGCCAAGTAGTTCTCAGGGCTACCCGATATCACCTGCCAGACTGCATAAGGCTTGGCCACGCCCTCGGGAGCTTCGCCAAACGAATAGAGCCGGGTTTCCACACCACTACCAATCAGCGCGCCGACGGCGGCATTCTTCGAGCAAATCTCAAAAATGGGGGCGCTCATCAGGCCGATTCCCCCTTCTTGGCGGCGCGCTTGATAGCGCGATCGATGGCTTTTTCGTACTCAGTGATGAAGGTGCCGGTTATCTCGCTGATGTTGTCGGCCAATGCTGGACGCATGAATGGCGCCGCTGCCATCGCTTCCGTACCGAACTCCAGAAGACGCCAGTGCGGGGTTGGAGCGTTAGCGCTCAAGTCCCCGCCATCAGCGAGGACTGCGCCGTGCATGACCCCGATACGGAACCCCAGATCACCGCTGCGTTTGAACAGGCGTCCATTCCAGCGAACGGCAATGTTGTCCGATATCGAACGGCCGGTGTCCTTGTCATCCAGTCGTTCGGCGCCCTGCTTTGCCTTGTCGGCAAGCACGTTCGCAGCTCGGCGCAGCGAAGCACGACCACCTTTTCGCTTCGTTTCGTACTTCACGCTCTCAAGCTTGGCGAGCAGACTGTCGAGGCCCAGAAGGCTGAACTGTACTGTTTCAGCCATCCTTCACCCCCTTTGATACCAGAATCGTTAGGTACTCAAGGCCTGAATTCGCGTCCTCCAGCGGCGGCCCTTCGATGCTGAGCACCTCCCCATGGTAGATAATCCGCATCGTCGGCAAGACGCCAGTTCGATATCGGATAATCACACGCGCGGTGGCCGTGGACTGAGCAGCTTTAGCGGCTACCAGGTCACGGGCAGAAAGAGACTCAACCCTGGCCGGGCACCTCGGCCACTTCGTCACCCAGTCAGGCTCACCGAACTCACCGCTTTCTTCGTCGCGGACGGCGACGAACTCCTCGATGTCGATACGGTGCCGGAGCTTTCCGGCCTGCATCACACACCCATCCGGATGCGGTAGGGCATCAACAGATGCTGGGACGCCAGCGGCAGCTCGGTGGCAATGGTGCCGGTGACGACATCCTCGCGGTTGGCGAACAGGTGGCCAAGTTTCAGCAAGCAGGCCGCCTGAATCGCAGGATTGAGCACCATGCCGTAGGCGATGGAGTCAGCCTGGTCATAAGCCTCGGCCAGCGCCTGGCGGGCGTGATCGAGCAGGCGGCAGCGCAAGGTGTGGTCCTGCTCTGCCTCCGCAGCAGAAATCGCCGCCGCGTTCGCTCCCCTGGCTTGCTGCATGGCAGCCGATACGCCGGTGCGGGCCTGATCGAGAGCCACCTGGTCTAGATAAAAACGACGGTTGAGGAACTGCATCGCCGCCTCCTCCGCCGCATCGAGCTGCGCCTGGACCAGAGCTTCGTCATCAGGTTCGGCCAGCAGGTGATGCATGGCAATGTCGATGGCAATGACAGACATGGTCAGTCAGCCTTCTTTTTGGCAGCGGCCTTGGGCTTGGTATCAGTGGAAACCGATGCCGAAGTGGTTGCGGCCGGTGAAGCATCACCAAGCGTCAGGTCGACCAGCGCCTCACCGTCGCCTTCATGCTTCTCCGCGTACCCCTTCTGGATGAGCTCGCGGCCGTGCTGCTCATCGGTGATGAACGGGCTTCCCTCAACCAAGGTTTTCCCACCCAGGTAGAGTGGCTTCAAGGTCTTCATCTTCATGACAGCCTCCAGCGGGCCGCCGCGCGGGCGGCCCATTCAGGTCAAGGGGTGGTCGGAGCGGTGAAATTGCCGTAGATGAAGGCCTCAGGGCGCTTCACCGCCAGCGCAACACGCTCCTCGCAGCGGATCGAGATCATGTTCTTCTCGAAGTCGTCGGCGTTCTCGGTCGAGATCACCACGTTGGCGTCCTCGCGATCGAACAGCTGAGCGCCAGTCTGGAAGGCGCCGGTCAGGAACTTGCCCTGGAACGCGGCGATCTCGGTGGCAACGACCGGCAGGCCCCACAGCAGCGGACCGGTCAGGCCCAGCGGGTTGGCCAGGATGTAGCGGCCAAGGGTGTCCTTGGTCAGTTCGATCTTCGCCCAGTCGATGAAGTGCAGAACGTGGCCCGAGGCAGGCAGGCGCGCCAGCTGAGCCTGCAGCATGGCCAGACGCAGGTCATCGATACCGGACTGCTGGTCGACTTCGAACGCCGCCGCGAAAGCGGTGGCTTGCGGAACGATGCCATGCAGATGCACGCCAGTGCCGTCACCGAACAGAATTTCCTGCTCTTCGGCGTACTTGAGGCCGTAGCGCATCTCGGTGTCGATGGTGGATTGCAGCTGCGCGAAGTCGTCCAGGATCTGCTTGGACGCCTTGAACATGTGAGCGATGGTGCTCACCGGGGTGATCTTGGTAGCGAACTGGATATCGCTGTAAGGCTTCGCGGTGTTTTCAGCCACGACGCGAGCGGCGTTGGTGAAGCCGGTCTGCTGCACCCAGAAGATCGCGGGAGAGGTGGTTCGGCCCGGGGCAATCAGGTCGCGGATGAACAGGCGCTGCTTCGGCTCGGCATCGATACCAGGCAGGCGCTGCGGCTCGACCACGCCCTCGGCAACGCCAGAGCTGATCAGGGCGGCCTGCACCGGAACGCTCACGCGGCGGTTACCCTCGACGCTGGCTGCGAACTGCTTCAGCGCTTCGCTTTTGATCACGACGCCACCAACGGTGTCGCGAGGGGTGGCAGCGCTGTTGCCAGGGTTGCGCACCAGCTCCTGCTCCATTTCTCCGAGGCGGGCCTTGAGTTGCTTCTCGGCTTCAGTCAGGGAGTTGAACTTGGTGGCCAGCTCATCGACGGTCGCCTTGGTCTCGCTCGACAGAGAACCGGCCTTCTTGGCTTCGGCCAGGGCATTCTCGGCCTGCTTGCTGAATTCGTCGGTCGCCTTCTTCAATTCGGCGGATACGTTTTTCAGCAGATCTGCGGTGGATTCGCTCATGGTTTTGCTCCGGTTTGGATAGCTGCTGCCGAAAACCGCGCGAGTGCGGCTTGTAGGTCGGCGATGGGGTTGGCCAGGTCGGCCGGTGTTTCGGCAGCGTTCTGCTTGCCGGAGCTGGTAGCGCCAGGCGTACCAGCTTTGAGGTCTTGAATCAGCGCGCGCCGGTCGGTGCGCGACATGCCTTGCTTGGCGAGAATCACGTCCAGGCGTCGAGCCGCCACCTGATGAGGTGCGGAGGCCTGCGGGTCTTCCTGGATCGCATCCGAGGCAAGCAGGCTGTCAGCGAAACCTGCCTCTATCGCGGCGCTGCCGCCCATCCAGGTCTCCACGTCCATCAGCTTGCGCATCGCTTCCGGCTTATCGCCGGTGCGAACTGAGTAGATATCGGCCAGCGTCCCGTCGATTTGCTCGAGGAAGTCAGCTACCTCGCGGATCTCGTTACGATCTCCTGCGGCCATGGTCCAGCTGTTGTGGATCATCAGGAAGCCGGCCCGGGCGACCTGGACTTCATCGGCGGCCATCGCAATGAAGGATGCGGCCGAGGCAGCCAGGCCCAGCACCTGGACGGTCACCTTGCCTTTGTGCTCGCGCAGCAAGTTGTAGATGGCCAGGCCTTCGAAGACATCGCCGCCAGGGCTGTTGATCTTCACGGTCACATCGTTGTCGCCGATGGAGCGCAGCGCAGCGCTGATCCGCTTGGCTGTTACGCCTTCGCCAGTCCACCAGTCGAAGCCGATCGGATCGTACATGGTGATAGTGTTGTCGTCGGTCGCGGCGGCTTTGATCGACGGGTTCCAGCGCTCCAGCGCCATCGGCATGAGATCGCAGTGGATCTGCGCGCGCGGGCGTGCCGCCGGAGCCTCCGGAATGGTCTTCAGTGTCATGAGTTACTCCAGGGTCAGGCTGCTTTGAGCAGTGGTAGCGAGATCAGTGCATGGGCCATCACTGGGCCGTCGGGGTTTCCAGATTCCAGCGCCTTGGACGCCAGGTCGAATGCATCACTGATCGCCCCCTTGTCACCGCTCTGGTTGGCAGCGGCGATGCGCAACATGAATGCGGTGGCCGCCGGCGACATGCCAGCGGACTGCTTGCCCAGCTGATCGAGCGGGACAAGCGCTGATTGCACGGTGAAGGTATCGCCACCCGGGATCGGTGCCAGGTTTTCGAGGCGGCGTACTTCATTCCGGCTCATCCAGCCATTTTGCAGGGCCGTGTTGTACCAGGCGCCACGGCCGGCGCTGTCAGCGCGCAGCAGGCCCTCTACGGCGAATTCAGCAAAGAACTCATCGGCATCAACCTCACCGATTAGGCATCGGGTGATTTCCTGTTCGATGTTGACGAGCAATGGCCGCAGGCTGTTGGTCAGAAAGTGCAGGTTCTGCGCCTCAACCGAGCTGGCCCAGCTGGACTGCTTATCCATGTGCCCCACCATGAACGGCGGCACGCGGAACCATCGGCAGATTTCTTCAACGTTGAACGACCGAGACTCCAGCATCTGGGCCGCCTCAGGGTTCATCGTTATGCCCTGGTACTTCATGCCGGCCTCGGCCACCATGATCTTGCCGGCGTTCTTGGACCCCATGAAGGCGCCAAGGCTTGCCCTCAGCTGCTCACGCTGCTCAGGCTTCAGTAGCGTGTCGCTGCTGAGGATTCCTGAGGCCTGCATGCCCTGGGCAAACACCTTCGCAGCGGCCTCCTCAGCCGACATGGCCGAGCCGAAAATGTCACGGCCTGTAGTCACGGGGAGCATGCCGCACACACCATCCAGGCCAAACCCACGGATGTGCATCAGGCTCTTTTCGGGGATGTCCCGGTCAGTACCGTTTTCAACGTATGTGTACTTGAGCCTACCGTTGTCCTGCCGCTTCACCTTCATGCACTGAGGCAGCAGCGGCACCAGTGCGACCAGGCTGTTGCCAATGAACTTCTTCTCGACGAAGGCATTGCCTCGAAGGCAGATGCTCGCCACCACCAGCAGCATGAAGCGTTGCGGGGTCATTTCGCTGTTTGGCACCCGGCACAGCAGCCGGAACAGCGGGTGATCCTTGGCGGTTTCACGCGACCCGTCTGGCATGCGCCGGTACAGCTTCAGGGGCAAGGTAGAGACCGACTCCGATAGCAGCCGCACGCAGGCCCATACGGTGGACAGCTGCAGCGCCTTGTCGACCGTGACATGCTGGCCGCTCGCCGAGGTTCCAAACCACTCCTGCCAGAAAGCGCCGTCCTTCAAGCTGATGGGCACGCCCAGCCAGTCCAGCACAGCAGACTTGATCCGCCCTGGTTTCTTTTCGCGTGCCATTACAGTCCCACCATAATCGGGTTTTCGAAGAAGCCGCTTGCGTCCGGTTCGCCAGCATTCGCCAGCACTCGCCCGATGGCCATGATCAGCGCGACTGCGCCGTCTATCTTGTTGTCGTCGCCCTGCTTGATCGGGCGCACTACGTCGTCGTTGCCAGGCAGGAACTTGCCGATCACGTTGCCGATACACCAGGTCATGATCGGGTTACCGTCATGGTGGAACCGGCCAGCGGTGATAGCCGCTTCCAGCTCCTTCATGGCGTCCGACATGTTGGTGTAGTTCTGCGTGATAGTGATCGGGTTGAATCCCTCATCGTCCAGGTCGTGGCTCAGGCCTGTCGCGCCATGCGGGTCAATCGGCGACTCGCGCAGCGGTGCCTGGTGATTGGCTTCCTTGGTGTCCTCGAGGATCTCGCGGTAATCGATCTCAGCGCCATCAGTAACATCCAGGTGCTTGGAGTTGACCCAGGCCTGGAACCGCTCCGACATGCGCTTGTTGTCGGTATTGAATGCCGTGTCGTAAGGTACCCAGAACTTGGGACCGACACTGTAATAGTGGGTCTTGCCATCGATGACCCGCCAGAACAGCCGTGCCCGCGAGTTCATGTCGAGCTTGCGAGCCAGGTCGAAGCCAGCAATCCACTCTTGGCCCTCGAACTGCTCCAAGGTCAGGTTCGTGTCTTCGCAGGCCTTCCAGTCCTCCATATTGAAGAAGCCGGATTTGGCGCTCACCCATAGGTTCAGGTGCTTCGTCTTGAACGTGTTGGTGAAACGAGCGGAGCGGATCGCCCGCGCCTGCTGGCTTTCCAGGTACTCCTGAAACACCGAGATCCCATGGTTGGGGTTGGCCTTGGCCAGCATCTTCGGGTCGGTCCAGTCGTCACCTTCATCAAGCGTCCAGATGTACCCGAACAGCTCGTCGTCAGGAACCGTGCCCTCGAGCATCTCGATCACCTGGCGGCGCTTGTCGTAGCATGGCCCTTCGATATCAGCCCCTGCAGTGGTGATGATGAACATCAAGGGCTGTCGGCGCGCGCCCATGCCGGTGAGCATGGTGTCGTACTGCGCCGAGGTTCTGTGCTCGTGGTATTCGTCGACGATGGCACAGCTGGGCGACGCACCGTCGCCTGGGTCGCCGATCAGTGGCTCGAAGCGGCTGAAGTCGGACGGTATGTTCATGTTCGAGGCGTTGACCTCGATGCCAGCAGCCTGGATCAGCATTGGCGACTTGCTCACCATCAGCTTGGCCGGCCGGAAGACCTCCCAAGCCTGCTTCTCAGTCGTCGCGCCGGAGTAGACCTCGGCACCAAACTCACCATCTGCAACGAACATGCTGATGCCCACACCGGCCGCGATTACTGACTTGCCGTTCTTTCGCGGCACCTCCCAGTAGCTTTCTCGAAACCGGCGGTGCCCGCCCTTCTTCCTGACCCAGCCGAAGGTGACCGCCATACCGAACAGCTGCCAAGGCTCCAGGCTGATTAGCTGCCGTTTGAAGGCCCACTCACCCTTGGTGTGGGGAAGTAGCTGGATAAGCTTCAGCTTCTTCTCAGCCTTGGCCGGGTCGAACTTGAAGCGGAAACCCCGCTTTCGGCTCGCAGCCAAATCATCGAAGTGGCGCTGAATGGCCAGGTGAATGTATCGGCAGGCTGGGACTTTCCCGCGCAGCACGGAGCGCCCCCACGCCATCGCCTTGTCGACGTTGGGGTGCAGGGCCTTGGTCATCTATGAGCTCAGTAGTTTGGCAAATTCGTTGGTGGCTTTTTCTTTATTGCCGCCGATCAGCCGGGTGCGACTGGACGGATCAAGGCCCAGCAGCGAGCCGAAGGTCACCATCTGGCGCATTGTTTCGTTGGCGGCGGTCAACGCCGGGTTCTTTACCGGCCCGCCCGTTGCTCCTGCCACCACGATGCCGTGCTCCTTGATCGACTCCTGGGCCATCCGCCAGTTGTCGTAGGCGGTGCAGAAGGCTTCGACGTTGTGCAGATCGGTGAGCGCGACGACGTTCTCGCGCAGTAGCTCTGGCAGGATCATCTTCCACATCACCGCGGCCCGCTCGCTCAGCCACTCTGGCGGATCGACATCGGTGATCTTGGAGAACTCCGGCTCAGCGTTATTCAGCGCTCTCTTGCCGGGGTTGCCGGCGAGCTTTTTCTTGGCCGTCGGCTTGGGTTTGCGACCACGGCCGGCGACCGTGGCGGTGCCTCCCATCGCGCAACTCCTGAATTTTTAATTTCGCGGGTGTAAAAAAACGACTGAGGGCGCGGTCTAGAAGCGAAAGGGTCTGAACTTTTGACCCTCCCCCTCCCCATTACCGAGAATCCGTCTCATTTACGCCGCTTTTGGTCGATTTCGCGCGATTCGGCCGGGCTTTGGCACCAAACCGGTGCATCACCCTGACATCGAGGGTTTCTACAGCCCTCGTCATGAAAAAAATCTTAGAAAAATAAGATTTTTATAGCGCTATAAAATCTCGCGCCGGGCATTGCCGAACCCGCCGTCTTCAGATGCGGTCTTGGTGGAGTGGCACGGCGCGCATAGAGCCTGCCAATTGCCTCGATCCCAGAACAAAGCCATGTCGCCCTTATGCGGCCGGATGTGGTCGACATCCGTAGCCACTACCACGAGGCCTTGGGCCTGGCACTTGATGCACAGCGGATGCTTAGCAAGATATCCAGCGCGGGCTTGCTGCCACTTGTAGCCGTAGCCGCGCGCTGTGGAGCTCTCGCGCGGCTTCTCTCGCACGTAGCTCTTAGCCTTGTCGGCATGAGCATCGCAGTAACCGTTGGCGTTGCGGTGCAGAGCACGACAGCCCGAGGCCCGGCATGGCCGCTGCGGCCTCACCGGCATGGCGCGCCACTCAGGTAGGTCTTCAGTGGCGCATCAGGATCGACACCACCTTCATCCGCCAGGGCTTCGATCAGTGCCAGGTTCTGGGTTGCGATCTGCTCGAGCAGGCTTGTCTGCTTCTTCTGCTCTTCCAGCACCTGTTCCAGTAACGAGATCACGGGCTCGCTCATAGGCCACCTTTGTCCACTTGTTGATCCATGCACGCCGGGAGGCGCAGCCGCTGCAGGCCATCAGCCTGGCACCGGCTCTACGACAACCGCTCCTTTCAGGACGCGCGTGTAGAGCTCATCACCACCAGGCCGCTTGATGCGAGCAGGCTGGGGAGCAAAGCAGACAAGGCCTTTGCCCGTGTCACACCACAACACATGCGGGATTTCATTCCCGTTGACCAGCACACGCCGAGGGCCGCGCCCATCACTGGCAGAGTGGAAGCCGTGCATTGCCTGGTTTCTCCGATCCATTCAATCCACCCTTACGATCTTGGCCACATTCCCCTTGGCTCGGCATACCAGAACGGCTGCCAATAGGTAGAAAGCGGTGTTGAACCAGGAGGCGTCGGCAAAGTCGTCATGCATCACCATTCGCCCAACGAGACTGATGAACTGCATGCCGGTAACAGCACACGCAGCCCATGCCATCAGGGACACACCAAGCTTGTATCGGGCGTCCGGGTAAGGTCGGTAGCGCAGCCCGATCATCACGAAGATGACCGCACACAGCGCAGCCTGGATAACGGCAACCATTCAACCCTCCTTCCTGGCTCGCAGGCGGAAGACCCATTGCAGCCAGCTCGGCATGCGTCCGGTTTCCATCCATTCCAGCAAGCCGGAGAACGTGACCACGCAGAGCACACCACAGACAAAGGCGCTGAAGCCGGCGGTCTGGGTCCAGGCCCGACCCATCAGTTCAGCCGCACCAAAGTAGCCGCCGATCCAACCAGCCAGCAGGTAGCCGACGCGGCGCCAGGTGCTGATGTCCTTGGCGAACACCACATAGAAGAAAGCCCCACCGAATGCACCGACCAATGCGGCTAGATCCAGCTGGGGGAATGCAGCACCCAGGCCGACGCTGGCAAGTACGCCGGTCACTGCGAGGGCGCCGGTACTTGGCTCTGCCATAAGCACTGCTCCATAAAAAAGCCCCGGCATTTGCCAGGGCCCAGAAACGACAAAGCCCAGCGCAATGGCCGGGCTTTTGTAGTGCCACTCCTCAGCAACGCGCAGGAATGACAGGATGGGGAAATAATCGGCCATGCGGCCATTTGATGTCAAGCAGCGTTTTCCATCGACAGGCCTTCGTAGCTCAAAATTTCTGCCGCAGCCTCCAGCGCCTCTTCGGCCATCTGCTTCAGCACGTCCTCGATATGCTTCCTCCAGCGGCGGCGCGTGCGCTCAGGCCGGGCATCCGGGTCCCACCGGTTGATGTCGTAGAATTGAGCCGGCAACACGATCATGTCGCTCGATCGCTTTCCGTCGGTGCCCTTCATCTTCGGGATAGCCCAGGCCGTTACGGCACTGGTGATGAACAGCTGCGGGGCATGGGAGGCAACCATGGGGATCAGGCGGCTGATCGACTGAACCTTCCGCCCCTTGTGCGTGCTGAACCTCGCTACCAAAACATCCCAGTGCCGCGGTTTCAGCTGGCTGTGCAGCCTGGCGAACACCCAGCAGTCAGCATCCATTCGGCTGATCTCACCTCGCTCAACCGATCTGCTCAGGGTTGCCATGTCGTGGCCGTCTTCGCTGCCGGGCTCGTATAGCTTCTGCCAGGCCTGCTTGCTGGTGTTGTCGATAGCTTCTGCAGCCAGGGCCGAGACGACCGCCGCGAGTACGCTGCTGTAAATCATGTCCATCCCCCTAATCCCCGGTGTAGTTGGTGCCGCCGGCGCCGCGCCGGCTGCTTCCCTGATATGTAGCCTCAGGCCCGGATGCCTGAGGGTTCTTCAACTGCTCGATCTGCCGGAGCGCTGCCCGAAGCCTCAGGCTGAGCTGGGTCACCAGTTCATCCAGGGCCAGGGCCTCGCCGGTTGCAGCCACTACCCAGCCCGAGGCGTTGCAGTGGTCGCATGGCAGTTCGTGAAAAACGCCCAGAGTGACCGCTCTCCCACGGCACAATGGGCATACATCCAAATCGATTACGGCCTTCTTGAAAGCCGGGCCGTGGCTTTTTCTCATTGGCGGGCACGCCCCTTTTTGGCTCGAAGCCACGGCTTGGTCGCACGGCTGCGCGGCACTACAGCACTGCTAGCCATAATCGGCTTTTCGAACTGCTCCAGGCCAAACAAGCCTCCTTCCCGCGGCGCCACGGTCACTTCCTCGCCGAGATCCAGGCCAAACCACTCATCAATGATCACCTGCCCAACGATTCGACCGCTCACGCCGTAGAGGAAGGCGACGGCTCCATGCGCGGAAATACTCATTTTGAATCCTCGCTAATTACAAATTCGGCAAGGTCGCTGGACGCTTTGTGTTCCGCTGGCTGGGCCGAATTCTGTGAAGTTTCGGATAAGGCCTTGGTAAGGCCGTGAATGGCACCAAAGCCAATGCCGTCTAACCAGGCGTGCCACTTCTCCAGGGCTGCCCGGCGTTGCTGCATAGCCTGGGTATGGATGTAGGTGCTGGCGATCTTGCCCAGCGTGTGGTTCAGCAGCATCTCGCCGATGTGGCCGTCGATACCGAGGTCGGTCCAGGTGGTGCGGGACACCTTGCGCAGGTCGTGGCTGGTCCACTCGCTCTGCCCCAGGCGGGTGAACACCATGCTCGCCTGGGTTTCGCTCAGCGGCAGCCCGCGGCGGTTCGGGAACAGGTACACGCCCTCATAGCCCCGGGCCTGCTGGATTGTCCGGTACCGGGTCAGCAGCGACGCCACCTGGGCGGTCAGTGGCAGTCGGTGCTCGGTGCGGGTCTTGGTGTTCGCCGCCGGGATGAACCATTCGGCAGCGGCCAGGGAGATCTCGCTCCAGCGCGCCATGCGGGTCTCGCCGATCCGGGTGCCATGGGCCAGCATCATCAGGGCCAGCATGGCGTCGCCGGGCTCCTGCTCGAAGGCCTGGGCCAACTGCCGCATCAGCTCGGGCAACTGCACGCCACGCAGTCGTGCTGCCTTGGGCAGGATGCGGGCCTTGGTGAAGTCGTTGAAGCGCATGCCAGCCATGGGGTTGCGGTCGATCAGCCCAAGCTGCAGGGCCTGGCGGAAGGCGGTCAGCAGCAGCGCGAACATCTGCCGCAGGTACGACAGCGACACTTCGGCCTGGCACGGCCACATCAGGAGCTTGTCGAGCGTGTCGGCGTTCACATCGACGATGGCCAGGTTATCCAGGCGCGGCTTCAGGTGCTGGGCAATGGCAGACCGAGCGCCGGCCTTGCGCTTTGCCGACAGCGAGCGGTCGCGGGCCATGCGGTCGCCGTACCAGTCCAGCAGTTGGCCCACGGTGACCATGCCCGACACCACCGGCGCGGTAGCCGGGTCGCGCAGCATGCGCTGACGCAGCGCTGGCAGTTCGGCAATCACCGCCGCCACGCTCAGCTCGGGCCACCGGGCGACTGGCACCCACTTCTTGCCGCGCACCAGGTGCCAGGTTCCCCTCTCGCGGTTGCTCCAGAAGCGCAGGTACAGGCCAGGGTGCCGTGGGTCGCGCAGGTCGCGCACCGACTTGTCGGCGGCCTGCCGGCGCACCTCCGCTTCGCTCAGTTTCACTTCCCGGGTCGCGCTCATGCAGCCACCGTGGCAGGCTGCAGCAGGTAGGATCGGATGGCTTCGACCGCGTCGATGTTGCCCCGGCACACGATGGCCAGGTAGCCCTGGGCGGCGAGCGCTTGCAGGTAGGCATCCTGGCTGGGCGACACCGGCGCATCGAACGGCGGCATGGCCTTGAACTCGATGTACAGGCCGAAGTAGCCGCCCCGCGCCATCGGCAGCACCAGGTCAGGAACGCCAGCCTTCACCCCCTGCCCCTTCAGCTTGGCGGCCACGGCCTTGACCCGGTGCCCGCCGTTTGGCACGTGGTAGATCAGTTTGTACGCCTGCGGGTAGCGCAGTTGCAGCTCCTGCATCAGCGCAGCCTGCTCCTGCCCTTCCCGGTCGATGGGCTTGGCGCGGGCCGGCTTGGCCTTGAACGGGCGAAGGGCAGGAGCATTCATGCGATCAGCACCCCCTCGTTCAGCAGCAGCGCCTGGGTGCGCATGACGCCCTCGGCGTGGTACTGGCGGGCGGTATCGCGGTCGACGGCCTTGCTGCGCCCGTCGCAAGCGTCATGGCAGGCGCTGCAGCACCACGCGCCCTGCAGGTCGTGCGGCTTCTTGCCGACTCCGCAGGTGCCGGCCAGCCGGTAGTGTGCCAGGACGGTGGTCTCGGGGTTGCCGTTGCACACGCCCGGAATGCGCACCTGGCAATCCCTGCCGCGCGCGGCCTTGGTCAGCTTGGTTTGCCGCATGGTCAGAACTCCTCCTTGCCACGGTGAGATTCCCACTCGAAAGGCACCACCACCCCGCCACCCTCACGCAGGCGGTCATAGCAACGCTCGCCCATGGCATGGCGAAGCTGGGCTGGCTCCAGGTTGGAAATCACCACCGTGGGGCGCATCTGCTCGTAGCGCCCGTTGATGATCGAAAACAGGGTGGTCAGCTCGAATTCGCTCGGCTGCTCCTTGCTGACCCCGACCTCGTCCAGCACCAGCAGCGAAGGTTCGATCAGGCTGGACAGGATGTCGGCTTCGGACTGTTCGCTGTGGCGGTCGTACGTGGCTCGTATGGATTGCAGGACGGCGCCCACCGTCCGGTACACGGCCGTCGCCGAGGTGTTGCGCATCAGCTCGTTGGCCATCCCGGCGCCCAGGTGCGTCTTGCCGGTACCGACCTTGCCAAGCAGCATCAGGCAGCGGCCGGTGCGCTCGATTTCCTCGAACGCCGCCACGTAGCGAGTGCAGTAGGCCAAGGCCTTGCGCTGCCCTTCGTGCTCAACGCGGTAGTTCGCCAGGGTGCGGTCGGCAAAGCGTTTGGGGATCAGCGCCGAACCCAGCTTGCGGGTCATGGCCTCACGCTTCAGGCGGGTGTCCTCCGCCAGCTGCTTGGCTTCGCGCTCGGCAACGGCCGCTTTCTCGCACACAGGGCATCGCCCGACGATTTCTCGGCCCATCAGCATGGTTACACGCTGCTCGAAGTCGCCGTGATGCTCGCAGTGCGCGGGCTGGACGCGGAAGCCCGCGGCGTTTCGGACCTCGGACATGGTGATCACCGATTCAGATCGCATAGGTGCCGTCCTCTCGCGCGGCCAGGCCGGCGGTGTAGTCGCGGTCGTCGAAGCCGTGGTGACGGCTGTGAGGTTTTGCCTGTGGCGGCAGCTGGGCGCTGATGCGCTTGGTGACCCACTCCACCTCGAAGCCGCGCCATCCATTCTCGACGGCGACTTCCAGGGCTTGGGCTGGCTGGATGCCGAAGGCCTTGCACTGCTCCAGTTTGACGTTCAGCCCCGCCCAAATCCGGGCGGTCACTGGGGCCTTGGCAGCCTTGCGGACAGTCAGGTAGTCAGCGATCAGCGATTCATCCAGGCCGTGAGGGTTGTCAGCCAGCATGGCGGCCTTCCCGAACGGTGCTTTGCGATCAGCTTTGGCCGGAGCCGGCTGCTCATCGCTGGGGGGGCATGTATTTTCTTCCGAAGGAAGAAATACATAGGGGGTTAGATTCTTAGAATAAAGAAGGCAGTCGGCGGTTTTGGTCTGTTTCGACTCGTCGCCGATTCGGACCACTTCAGCCGAGTCGGCTGTTTTGGTCTGTTTCGGCTCAGCCACATAGACCCAGTCTTTCGGGTCATTCACGCCGATGTCACCCCGTGCACCGCCCTCGCGGAACAGAACCCGACGACGCAGCAGACTAGAAACCGCCTTGGATACGGTGTCAGGGTGGGCATGGATGGCTTTCGCGATGTCGGTCGCCGGGATGCGCTGAGCGCCCGCGCCGTAGTTGATGGTGGCCTTGGCCACATACAGCACAATCTTCATCTCCCGGGCCGGGAGATCGATAGCCAGCAGGCCATCCATGAGCTGGTTGTCCATCCGGGTAAACCCCCTGGACTTGTCAAGTGGGACGATGTTTGTCATGCTTTAACCCGTTCTAATGCTGTAGAGAAAGCCGCCCCGCCAGGCGGTTTTTTTTCGTCTGCGATCCCGGTACTGGATGGATTCGCAGGTGTTTCAGTCATCTACTGGCGCAATGCCAGGTTTCGCATAATTCCTACCGTCAAACGGCGCTTTTCAGAGAGTCGACGCGTGGAACGTCTTGTCGTCTAGCGACCAGCTTCCCGCCTGACTCCTTCTCCAAAACGCATTGCATTGGGTAGGAGAAACCACCAGCCGCCCGGCACTGGGACACACGGCTACTGGAAACGCCGAGAGCTTCACCAATGGCGCGGCCGGTTCGGAAATGGTTCAGGGCTTCGTCAAAGGTCATTGATGTCTCTCCGATGTCTTCGACGAGTTTAGAGTTCTTAACACAACAAGGCAAGTTATCTAAACTTCTAAAGGTTTAGAATCCTAAATATGGAATTCAAAGACCGCGTTATCGCGCGCATGAAGGAGCTGAACCTCAGTTCCACCGACCTCAGCAAACTGTCTGGCGTGTCCAAGGCAACCGTGAGTTTCTGGATCAACGGAACGAACGGCGCCAAGGGCAAAAACCTGCTCGCCTTGGCAAAAGCGCTAGAGTGCTCAGCACAATGGCTGTCGGACGGTACTGGCCAGGCTACTGACCAGTCATCATTTGCCAGCTCTTCATTGACTACTGCAGAACTGGTTGCGCAGATGCTGGCCTCCAAGGCCGGGAAGAACCTTTCCGAAAAGGCACGCGAGGTGATGATGGCAGCCGCGGCTGAGGCTGATAGCCCGGATCAGGGCCAGGAGTACCTGCCTGCTGCCTACTCGAGCCTCAAACCCACCCAGGAAGAGATCCTCATCCCTCAGTACGACGTTCGGGCAGCCATGGGCCACGGCCAGGTGCCGGCCGACTACAACGAGGCCGTTCGTAACCTGGTAGTGCGCGAGGAGGTACTGCGCGAGAAAGGCGTCACCTACACCGCTCCCTCGGCACTGGCGATGATTACCGGCTGGGGCCAGAGCATGGAAGGCACGATCAACGACAAGGACCTGGTCATTGTCGATCGCGGGATCAACGAGTTCATCGGTGAAGGTATCTACGTGATCACCTGGCACCAAGAGCTGTATATCAAGCGCCTGATGCGCCTCGATGAGGACCACTTCCGCCTGATATCGGACAACAAGCACTACGAGAACCAGACCGCGCGGATCGATGACGTTACGGTGCACGCGAAGGTTTTGCTGATATGGAACGCCAAGAAGGCGTGACCTATCCCAGGAAGCCCGCATAGCGCGGGCTTTTTGTTGCGCGCTTAGAACGGCGCCGGCTCCTCGATCGCGACGAACTCATCCTGGTTCTGCGCTCGAGGGTCATCATCCGAGAATGCCTCCCAACGCAGCGTAACCGAGGCATCCTCCTCGTTGAATTCCATTTCTATCCCGTCAGTTTCCTTGAGAACCCCCATCACCTCTTCCCACTCCCGGTCACCGTCGGTGTCCAGGCGGTGAATCACGACCCATCGCTGCTGCTGCGCGATCGGGTGATTGATCATCGATGACACCCGAAGACCCAGGCGCTCCACATCCGACATAACCGCTCTTTCCTGCTGCTTCTGGGGCCTTGCCATCTGACACTCCACTAACTGTATATTCATACAGGGACCACGCAAGATTAGCCGATCTCCTACAGAGTCGGAAGTCTTGACATTGCGCGGTCTGCAGCGGTGTCCACTCGCCTTGCCTGTTTAGTTTTCTAAAATAAATCTTGACGCGATCCGTTTAGTTTTCTAAATTCACCTCAAGCAGTCACTCACGAGGGACTGCAGAGGCCCGCACCGGCCGCCGCTCTTTACACAACTCGACTCCCGTCACCCTCAGCGGCACATGAGGGCAGCAGCTGCCTCATGCAGTGAGCTGGGTTCAGGTAACCAAGTGGCGCGCATGCCAATGCGGGGAAGCGCGCAGCCCAGAGAGCGATGGGCGCCTGGATCACTTCGATTTCACTGGCTGGCCTTGGCGACAGGGCCAGACGGGAAATCAACCCCACGGAGCAACACCCCATGCTTGGAAAACTGTTCGGCAAGAAAGGTCGTGAAGCCCGCGCTGCGATGCAGGTGGTTCAGAACCGCGACCTGATGCAGGCGATCGTCTACGGCGCCTTCTACGTCGCCGCTGCCGACGGCGATATCGGCGAGGACGAGATCAAGAAGACCGAGAAACTGATCGCCAACACGCCTCAACTCAAAGGGTTCGGGCCGGAGTTGTCCAACACCATGGACCGCGCCGAGAGGGACTTCCACGACGGCGGCCATCGCATCCTGCGCATGAACGCCGAGAAGGAACTGAAGGACCTGGCCCACTCGCCGGAAGAAGCGGCCATCGTCATCAACGTCATGCTCACTATCGCCGAGGCTTCGGGCGAGATCGACGACAAGGAAATGGCCGTCCTTGAGAAGGCGGCGAAGCTGATGGGCCTCAGCCTGAAGGACTACCTGTGATCCGTATCGCGTCGTTCGCGATCATCGCCGTAGCCGTCATTTGGCTGGTCATGCGAGGCATCGATTACGGGATATGCGCCTGGTACGGCGACCAGACCGAGCGCGACACCCGCTACGCAGCATTCGTCGGCTGCATGGTGAAGACCAGCAGCGGATGGGTGCCACGCAACGAACTGCGCACCCAGCAGTAGCACCGCGTCAGCCTGACGATAACTGCCCGATCTACCTGGTTCCCCATCACCAGGCTGCATCGGTGTGTGATCTGAATGCGCAGGCTGATGCGCAAACCTTGCCTCGTTGGCGAGCTACTGAGGCCTCATAGAGTTAGGCCGCCAAGCCGGAAAGAACGCAGCCCCGGCCAGATCACACACCAATGCAGCCCACCGAGGACTCTTCATGGAAACGATCACCTGCGGCTCATGGACTGGCCAGCTCGGTAAGGCGCTGGCTCCCCGCGAGCTTGAAGCATTGCTGTGGGTGGCCCAAGGCCTCACCACCAAAGAAATCGCCCGGGAAATGGCAGTCAGCCCGGGCACCGTGGCAAACCGCATCGAGGCCGCGCTCTTCAAGCTGGAAGCTGGCCGCCGCATCGAGGCGGTCACCAAGGCCATGCGGCAGCAGATCATCAGCCCGCTCTGCATCGCCCTCGCCGGCCTCATCGCCATGCACGCGGTGATCAACGACAGCGACCCAATGCGCCGCGACCGCCGCGCGCCGGAGCGCCGAACCGCCCAAGTCCGAATCGTTCGCAAGGCCGAGGCCTTCGAATACCACGCCTGACCCCACCGAGGATCACCCCATGCAGACAGCAATGCACCCTGCTTTCGAGCAGAAGCTTGCCGTGCTCGCGGCACTGCTCGAGCGCAGCAAGTCAGTAAGGGCCGAGGCGCACGCCAAGGTCGGTCAGCCAGCGCCGCGCTACCAGGCATCAGGCAACGGCACGACGTGGGATGTGGTGGAGATCGCCACCGGCGCCAAGCAGGGCTTTGCCTACAGCTACCGAACGGCCATGCGGTTTGTGGATGCGATGGAGGCAGGCGCAGCGAGCAAGCAAGGCGGCATGCAATGAGCAAGCGCAAGCCGCACAACATGCGTGCCAGGCTGGAGCGCACCTGCAGGGCCTTGGTATCGGCCAACCACGCGGCCGTGGTCAACATCGACCCCACGGGCCAGCAGGTGCTGATCAACTGGAAGAACCTCAAGCAGATCCGTGTGCGCCAGGTCGTGGACGCCGTCTGCGATATCCCGCACCGGTGGACCATCTACCTCAGCGTTCTGTGCCGGACGGAGTTCGGCGAGCGGTACCACAAATCAATCGAGGTCGCGCCACAGGGCAACTACCGGGCCGCGCACCTTACTGACGTCATCGAGGCTACCTACACCGACCTGCGGGCCACTGCCAACCCTAATCACCTGGTGGCGGCCGGCTGGATCGCCATACCCACAGACACAACGCTCGACGAAGCAGAGGCCGCCAAAATCTTTGCCGCTGTCGGCGCCTGGAACCAGCAGAAGGCAGCATGAAACGCATCACCGCGCGCGTCCGGCACGGCCGGCGCCAGCAGCACATCACTTTGCCGCCAAGCGGCATCCATCCCAAGGAGTCGAAGCAATGTCCACCCCAACCAATACTGCCGAGTTCCTCGAAGAACTGAACGGCGGCGCCTTTGCCAGCCAGGTCGGTCACGCCCTGTCTGAAGTTGCCGCCGGCGTGGTGGATCACGGCAAGGCCGGCAAGTTGACGATCACCCTGGACTTCAGCCGTGTCGGTGAATCCAGCCAGGTAAAGATCAAGCACAAGCTTGAGTACAAAACCCCTACCAAACGCGGCACCCGCAGCGAAAACACCAGCCTGGACACGCCAATGCACGTTGGCTCCGGCGGCAAGCTCTCCCTGTTCCCTGAAAAGCACGACCAGCTCTTCACGCGTGATCAAGCACCTGTACACCCACGCTCGTAACTCCCAGCACCTACAAGGAAAAGCGCATGTCCCTCAGCAAAGAAGCTCTCGAACTGATCCAAGAAAATGCCGTCGCTGCAGCTGGCATTAAACTGCCGGCTCTCGGCCAAGTTGCCGTTGTCCCGCAGACCTTCAACGTGGTCGACCTGGAACGCTACCAAGCCGGCCGTAACCGCTTCCGGGGCACTTACTCTACCCACTCGCTGGCTGATTACAGCGCCTACGTTGTCGAGCGCTCGGCGCCAGCGGCGCGTGGCTTCATCGATCAGGACAACATGAGCTGCATCGTGCTGTTTAACATCGGTACAGCCGAAGATCCGGGCCATGCCGATGACCGCGCGGTACTGCGCCTGAAGGCTTCCGCTGCATTCGCTGCCGTTCAGGCGGTGTGCGGCCAGAGCCTGGTGCAAAAGGCCATGAGCGACTGGATCGAAGACTGGAATCAGCACTTGGCGGCCACCGATGAAAACGGGGCCTCCATGTCGATCTCGAAGGCGATCGCTGCGGTTCGCACCATCACCGTGAAGGCCTCTTCGGAGAGCGATCACGCCGTCGGTGAAACCCGCGCCAGCCGCAGCACCATGGACCAGATCGAAGCCAGCAGCAAAGAAACCCTGCCAGCCTGGCTGGACTTCAAGGTCACTCCGTTCGAAGGCCTGTGCGAGCAAGTGATTCGCCTGCGCGTGTCGGTCATCACCGGGGGATCCCAACCGGTGCTGAAGCTGCGCTGGATTGGTGAGGAAGCCCAGCGCGAGGCCATCGCCCAGGAATTCAAAGCTGTTCTCGACGACAAGGTCGGTATCGCCGCGAAGCTGTCCTTGGGCACCTTCGACGCGAAGTGACCAGATTCAGCGCCATAGCCTGCAAACTGTGACCTGTGGCGCTGGATTTCGACCTTGATAACATGCTGATGATTCAGCAAGACGCGGACGACGAGGTAACCGCACCGGCCCTCAACGCCAAAGCGTCCTTGTAATTAATGGGAGCGGATCCGTCAAAATAACCTATCCAAAAACGCCAGACCTCAGTAACCACGCGGCATATCTCATGCAGTTCGTTTCCGTCAGTCGAAAGCATTCTGAACTGCACCACCAACGACTCGCCATCATCATCGAATCCCTTCTCTCGATGCCTCAGCGATGCCTCTTGAATTCTTTGCATCTCATGCTTCGCATCGTTCGCGAAATGCCTGCATGCGTGCAATTTCGATCCCAACGCCGCATCCTTCGCTTGCACTTCATCCATGAAATGATTCCCCTTTACCCGTCCATGCAATAACGCCGCTTTGTCGGACAGGTGATTGAGAAAAAGCGAGGCGGTGATTAGTCGGCGATAGATTAGCGTCAGGCGATTTGATGAAACATCGACATCAATTTGATACTCAGCCCAGAACTCCTCGAAAGCTGGTGCGGCCAGCCCTTTCCAGTAGCCGCGTACATCGTCTAAGTACATGTCAGCCATTTCTAACTCCCGTTCTCAGCCCCGCGCCGGAATCCCGTGATACCCCATCCAAAACCAATTGCCACAATCGGATGAGGAACGGCTGGCTACTGAAATATTGATGCTTTGGGTTGAACAGCGCGATTTTGAATTTCATCGTTTGACCAGACTAGGCTACATTGAACCAGTTTGCTACGCCAAGGCTTAAGCTGATCGTCAAGAGATCCGTCATGATCATCAACAAACCCCAAAGCCGAGAGCGGAATCAGACAAGCTGAATACTCCGCAGTAAACATAGCTGTATACCAAATTAGCAAGCGTTCACTTTCCGAAAACTGAACTCGCAGCGTTCCCAAAGAAAATCGCTTAAAACTCTCGCTTGAGTTTTCTTTCAGGATAAATTCGAGAACTAGAAAAACCGACTCAACATACAGCCCCACCGACGGCCAGGAACCTTTTCGCCAAGTCCTGAATTTCCCTTCTAGCGACTGAAAAACACCCATGTCGGTATCCTGAGTTTCAGCGCAAATCCGAACTCTTCTTGCAAGCTGATCCCTCAAAATTATTGCTGAATGATGGAGTGCCTGATGGCCGTGAGCATACTCGTCAGGCCTAGAGAGATGACCAGTGTATCGAGCCGTCAGAACTTTCGAACTCAATGCGTTTTCGTTCATTAGGCTTATCAACTGAAAAAGGCGCTGCTCTCTAAGCTGTTCGTCATGCCTGCGTTCACTATCTTCATTCGCCGTGAACTGAGCACGCAACGTCACTAGAAGGGCAATAAAAGCCAGGAACGAAAAAATAGGGTTTAGCACACCTCCAAAATAATCACCAAATTGCCCCCATTTTTCCTGGTCAGCCAAAACATGCGTAGAAAAGACCGAAATATACCTTCCCGCCACAGCCAATACGATCAGAAGAGCAAATAGAGCCGCCGCTATTAATATTTGATTTTTTGCTTTCACGTTCAGACCCAAACTTCACAATCCACAAAATTTACCTTACCTCCTGACTAAGCGCTACCTAAGCGAGTACGGCGCCTGCAAGCAAGGAACACAACGTGACCACAGCAATCGACCTGTTCGCCGGCCTCGGCGGATGGAGCACCGGCGCGCGCGCCGCAGGCGTCCGGGTTCTCTGGGCGGCAAACCATTGGCCGGTGGCCGTTGAATGGCACAGCGCCAACCACCCAGACACGCAGCACGTCTGCCAGGACTTGCACCAGGCCCGCTGGGAGCATGTGCCGGCGCACGACATCCTGCTGGCCTCACCCTGCTGTCAGGGCCACGCCAAGGCCCGCGGCAAGAAGTCGGGGAACCCCGAGCATGATGCCTCGCGCTCGACGGCCTGGGCACCGGTATCGGCCCTGGAGTTCCACCGGCCGTATGCGGCAGTGATCGAGAACGTCCCGGAGTTCACCGACTGGGTGCTCTACCCGGCATGGCTGCAGGCTATTCAGGCTCTGGGGTATCAGGCGGCGCCGCACATCGTGGACTGCGCGGACCTCGGCGTGCCGCAGCACCGGGTGCGCCTGTTCATGGTGCTGACGCGCAGCAAGGCCCCTCTGATGCTGCAGCTGCCGCAAGAGCGGCATGTGCCGGCCGCCAGCTTCCTCGACTTTGACGCCGGGCGCTGGTCGCAGATCGAGAAGCCAGGCCGGGCCCAGGCCACGCTAGAAAGGGTACGCAACGGCCGCCAGCGCTTCGGCGACCGCTTCATCATGCCCTACTACGGCAAAGGCTCCGGCACCACCGGCCGCGACATCAACCGGCCGATCGGCACCATCACCACCCTCGATCGCTGGGCCCTGGTCGAAGGCGGCCGCATGCGGATGCTCAGCGCCAGCGAGGCCCTGGCCGCGATGTCGTTTCCGGCTGACACTCTGCGCCCAGACAATCACCGGTTGACAATGCACATGGCGGGCAATGCGGTACCGCCGCTGGCAGGCCAGCGGGTGATCGAGGCGCTTCTACAGGCGGCTTAAACACATCGCGCAACGCCAAGTACAAGTCAATGACCAAGCCAGCTACCTGAAGTAGCTCTTTCACAAAGCCTAAAACAGTAGTCAGATTTTCCATCTCTAAAAGCTCCTCTACAGCCCAGAAAACCCGTTTCTCTGGTTATACGGAGCCAATTAATTTAGAGAACATTTGTACTCCAGCCAGCTGTAACCCCTCTCCCCTCTATTCACTGCCGCGATATGGCGGCCAAGGCGAAGCTATGTCACAAGCAAAGGAACGCCCGATCCTGTTCAGCGGGCCAATGGTGCGCGCCATCCTGGACGGCCGGAAGACTGTCACCCGCCGCCCTATCAAGCCGAGCATTCGGGGATTTGATGTCTCGTTCGAACTCCACCAGCAGGATGACGGCTCTTGGCGACCGCTGCACACGTTCGACGAGAGCTGTATGGACGACCAAGGCACCGAGCACCCGGTCGTTTGCCCTTATGGCAAGCCAGGTGACCGCCTGTGGGTGCGCGAGACCTGGTACTGCGATCATTTCGAAGTGATGCGCGGCCCCTATCTCAAGCCGGCTGATTTGGACGTTACTGAGGCTCGCGGCGACGGAACGCTGGTCTACGCCGCTGATGGGCTAACACCGTACGAAGCCGATCAGCCCGCTTGGAAACCCAGCATCCATATGCCCCGCTGGGCCAGCCGCATCCTACTGGAAGTCACCGACGTGCGCGTCGAGCAGCTGCAGGCCATTTCCATCGGCCAGATCTGTATGGAGGGCCTGGCGCGCTCGATTTACGAGTTCATCCCTGTGACGACGGCCTTTGACGCTTTCGCCGAGGTGTGGGACTCGATCAACGGGCCTGGAGCATGGGAGGCCAATCCATGGGTCTGGGCTGTCGAGTTTAAGCAGGTGCAGTCATGACCCGCCTCGCCTTCTGCCTCCTGCTGCTGGCCACCGGCGCCAGCGCAAACGACAAAACCATCGACATCGAACACGACAGTAAGCGCGGCGTCACCTGCTACATCCTCAACGAGTCGGCGATCAGCTGCATCCCCGACAGCCAGCTGCAGGCCGGCAACCAGCGCCAGCTCTCCCCGCACGAACAGCAGGACAACGGACCTACACCCGCACTGGCGCCTGGGCGCTGGATTGATGAGAGGTATGAGCTGTGAGCGCAGTTACTGAGCAAGACGTTGAGTTCGCGCAGGCCGTAGTTGCCCTAGCGCGCCAGCACGGCATGACAGGGATCACCATGGAGTTCAGACAGAACTTCGACTTGTCCCAAGTGACGGGCTGCCATTGCGGGAAGCGGATCACATGGTCGGAAGGCCGACACGGCGACGGCGCGCAGATCGAGTTTCGCACCGAAGCTAAGGCATCGTTCCCCGAGCGCCCCGAGGTGAAGCCATGACCGAACTGATCGAAGTGAGGGTATCCAACCTGCTCGGCGCTCCGCTGGACTGGGCTGTGGCCATGGCAACTGACGCAGGCGAGATCGCAATCGGTGAGCATGGCGTCATCTGCATCTATGACACGCCCGAAGGCGGCTGCTGGACGAATCTCTATCAGCCGTCGAAGGACTGGAGCCAGGGCGGCTTGTTGATCGATGAGCACAGCGGAACATCGCAGCACATCGACGGCCTTCCTGCTGACGTGTGCTATGCCGGCGGCCCGGCCGGCGCCGGCGTCTGGTGCTACGGCCCAACCGCTCTGATCGCATTCTGCCGCGGCCTTGTTAACCACAAGCTCGGCGATACCGTCCAGGTGCCAAAGGAGCTGATGCCATGAGCGTTTCTGAAGAGCACTTCCAGCGCGCTTGCGAGTTCGCAGATCAGCTGATCACGGAAAAGTCCGAATGGCTGCGCAGGGCCTTGAAGGCTGAGCGTGACCGAACCGTTTACCGAGCCCTGGCCATCGCCGGATGGTTTGGGTTGATCACGATCGCAATCACCTGGAGCATCCGGTCATGATCCTGCCCCTGATGTACATGGCCTACCTGATCTACAGGGGGTCGCGATGAGCACACCGCCACTTATCAGCAGCCAGCGATACTTGAACCGCGAGGTTATCGCCAGGAAGGTGGCCAAGTTCAAGGTGTTCATGGTTCGAACAGTCGATCTGGAGATGCGCGGGAAACTCTATCGCATCATCCTTGATGGCCATCACAACCTGGCAGCAGCCCGACTCATCGGCGCCGAGCCAACCTGGAAAGGACCTCCGCCGAAGCTCCAGCGCTTCATGAAGGGCATGACGACCGAAAGATTCGCCGCCTTCATGATCAACAACCTCACCGACAGCGACTGGTACTTCCACGACACCGGTCAGGTAGTCGAAGAGCTACTCGCACCGCAGCTGTAACCCCTCCCCCTACCACTCAAGCCCGCCGACATGCGCGGGCATGGAGAGCTATTGCCATGACGAAAGAAGAACTGGCCGGCCTGCCGGCGAAGGTGCGCATTGCCATAGAAGCTGGAAAGGCCGCAGCGGCTGCCTGCACCGATGACGGCGGCAGCGCAAACCTGGATCGGGTTGTTATTCCGGTACCGGGCCTGCGCCCTAACCAGTTGCCCGGCCTGCCGGGCTATATGCAGAAGAAAAGCCGCTACCACCAGCAGGGCATCCATCTGGACACGCCTTGGCCGGGACAGGGCAATCAGCACAGTGCCGGTGTACAAGCCATGCACAAGTCGCTCAAGGACCAAGGCGTCGACTGCTACGTCTACTACCAGGTCGACTGACCACCAACCTGCCGCCACCGGCGGCGTGGAGACCATCCCATGGAAACCGAAATCCTTTCGGACGAAGAGCTGGTGGCGATCACCGGCTACAAACCCCGGGCGTGGCAGCGCCGTTGGCTCACAGAAAAAGGTTGGCACTTTGTCGAGAGCCGCGGCGGCAGGCCACTGGTAGGTCGCCAATACGCCCGCCAGAAGCTCAGCGGCGTAGTGATCGACACCGTGCCAGTCGCTGCAGCCCCGCCCCCGGCGCCAGCCTGGACCCCTGATTTCTCCCGAGTAAAGTGAAATGCGACCCAGAAGTACCGAGAACCGCGACCTGCCGCCGGGCATGTACCGGCGAAAGCGCACCAGGAAGAACGGAAAAGTGTGGGTTGGGTACTACTACCGCGACCAGGCCGGCAAGGAAATCCCTCTCGGTACCGACCTGGTGCAGGCCAAGCTGAAGTGGGCCGACTTCGAAGCCAAGGCCACCCCGGCCGAGCTGACGACGATGAAGGGGATCTTCGACGAATACCTGCTGAAGATAATTCCGGGCAAGGCCGCTAGGACCCAAAAGGACAACATCTACGAGCTCAAGCAGCTGCGAGCCGTGTTCGACTCGGCGCCGATCGACGCCATCACGCCAGCGATGATCGCCCAGTACCGCGACTCGCGGACGGCGAAGACCAGGGCGAACAGGGAAATCGCCCTGCTCTCCCACGTATTCAACACGGCCAGGGAATGGGGGCTCACCACCCGGGACAACCCGTGCCTGGGCGTCAGGAAGAACAAGGAGAAACCGCGCGACTTCTACGCCAACGAAACGGTGTGGCAGGCGGTGTATGAAGAGGCTCCACCGGAGCTGAAGGATGCGATGGACCTGGCGTACCTGACTGGCCAGCGGCCGTCGGACGTGCTGTCCATGCGAAAGGACGATATGGAGGGGATCTACCTGCTGGTCAGCCAAGGCAAAACCGGCAAGCGACTGAGGATCGTCTTGGAGGCGGACGGGGTGAAGAACAGCTTGGGCCAGTTGCTCGAGCGAATCATGCACAGGACCAGCGAGCACCTGTCGCCGTTCTTCATCGTCAATGAGCACGGCAAGCGCATGAGCTGGCCGATGCTGCGCAACCGATGGGCAGATGCCCGAGAGGCTGCCAGGGTCAAGGCCGAGATCGAGAAGAGGCCGGACCTAGCCAATCGAATCGCCCAGTTCCAGTTCCGCGACATTCGACCGAAGGCGGCGTCGGAGATCAACGACCTGAGCGAAGCCAGCGTCCTGCTGGGGCACTCGAAAGAGGGGATCACCGAACGCGTGTACCGCCGCGTCGGCGCCATTGCCAAGCCCTCGAAAGGCTGA